GCACTGGCAATCGTGAGTCCGACGCCACCGGCCGTCTTGTGATTGCTCGACTTCGCCAGCGTGCGGCCGCCAGTCNCATCCTGCACCACGCGAATGCGCCCACGCTTGCCAACAGTGGTATTCGTTGGATTGNCCAGCGTGCGGCTGCCGCCCAACGTGACGGTGAAGTCAAAGCCCAGACTCATATCCCAGACAATTGTTGCTGCGTCGGTCAGCGCAACTTCTGCCATGGCATCCCAAACAGAGTCGGTCTCTAGTACCTTGTTCGCAACCGCTGCGCGATAATTCGCAGCACTGGCAACATCGCTATCCAGCAATGCACTGGCCAAAGTTGACGCTGCCGCTGCTGCCGAAGCCGCCGCATTTGCTGCCTCACTTGCTGCCGCTGTTGCCGCATCTTCTGCATCGTCTTTCGCCGCCTCTGCCAGTGTTTGCGCCGCTTCCGCCGCGGCCTGTGCCGCAAGCGCCAATGCTGCAGCCGCCCCATCAACTGCCACATTCACCAGTCGATTCGACCCATCCGGTGCCCAAGCCAACCCTTTGCCGACTTCGGATGCGGGGATGAGCGGACCACTCGCAGCATAGTCAGTCTTCACCGAACGCTGCCCATCCCGGACCACTTCCTGCAGCGCTTTGACGATGACGTCCAGCTGCGCCGCGATACCCTCCAGATTGGCCGAGCCGTTCTGCCGGCTGTACACCACTGTCTGCGTGGCCGTGGTCTTCCCCAGGATAAGGCCCGCCGCCGCGTTTGCGGGAGCGGTGTCAAAGGTGACGCGCTGGAGTTCGAGGTCCACCGAATAGAGGCTCGAGGAAACCACCGCGCCATCCACTACCACTTCCAGCCCGGCTTCCGTCAGGACTGGAAAGTCATAGTCAAACGCCACCGTCACCCCATCGCCGAGGAACTGCGTGGCACGATCATTCGCTGCAACTGTCATTGCCCTCGCCTTTCTGGGAGTTCTGCGCCAACGCCTTCTTCCAGCATTTGGAAGAGCTGCCGCAGATAGAAGACATTATTGAAGGGGAGTAGGTCGAAAAACTGCCGCACCGTCGCCTGCGTGGGATCATCGATCCCAGCAAGGACGTTGGCGGTAGTATTTGCGGTGTCAAAGCTCGGGCCGAGCAGGGCCTCCACCAGGCTCGAGCCCGCCCTGCGCGTTGTCCGCTCTCCACTGAAATTCGCATAGGGGGCCGTTAACGGAATGCGCTCGGCAATCCGCTGGACTTCTGCGAAGGCGCCAGTGAAGCCTGCCCGCGCTATCATTTCATCCAGCCATCGATCAAGGTCAGCTTCCTGCATTTCCTTGACGGCATCGCCGCCGACTGTCTGAGCCCAAATATAATACGAAAGCGCGCCAAGTGCAAGCGAAGAAAGCATACCGTTTACAATGGCCATATCTTTCTGCTGAAGGCCGGCCATCAGCGACTTCGTGTGACTGGCGAGAGCAAAACTCTTAAACTGGAACAAGAGCCGCATCGCCATCGAGGAATTTGCTACCAGCGGAATCTCAAGGCCAGGCGTGATGATGGTATTATTATTCGCCTGACGAATGGCAGCACGGAATGCCCGCTTCGCCTCCGCATCCGCCCAGTCCTCTGTATTCGGCAGCCAAATCCCGTTCACCTTTCCACCGCCACCCGCTTGGACTTCATCCCACACTCTGCGGGCGAGGTCCTCATTAAAACCAAGCTCGGCGAGCCGAGTAGTGGCGCGGGCAATCTCATCCGCTGTCCCGCCGCCATTGATCAGCAGATCAATATGATCCATGACCTGCGCGACATCGAGAACTCCCGCCATCTGTTTCATCGCGGAGGTCCAATAGTCGAACCCCGCGATCAGGCCCATCTTGGTGGAGAGAGTATGAATGACGCGCTCCGGCATCGAGTGCCCGATGTTCTCATCCAGGATTTCTGCGAAGGCCATAGCCCGCGAATGCAGGATGGGGTCGAGGGCGCCGCCAGCAAGCTTAATTTCCCGTGCTGACATTTTGAAGTTTTTGAAATCCGCGATGAGCGGGCGGAGGGCATTCGCGTATACCCGCTTCAGCCCATGCTTCACCACCAGCCGACCAAGGTCCGGCACCGATGAAATTGCAACACTGCCCATAAACCGCAGCGTCGCCAGATCGAGCATGACCTTGCCTGCCCGCGCTGCGAAGCCATTCGGGTTCTCCGGGATTCCCCAAGTATGACGCAGACGAGAAATGCTCGCAGCAATATTCCGGATATGAGCCCGATGGCGCTTTGCGCTAGCATCCTTCTCTTCTTGTGAAGCTCCCCGCGCATCGAGGTCAGCCTGCACGCGGAAGAATTCCTCCTCCGCATCCTTGAACCACTGCTTCGCATCGACGTCCCCAAATGCCCGTTTCAGTTCGATGTCCGCGGAAACCTGGCGGACATAATTCCGAGTCACCAGCTCAATATCCGTGATGAGGAAGTCGAAGATTTCAATCGAGGGGATGGACAGGACGCGGGCAAGTTCGCTCCCCCGCTCCTCCCCAAGGATGTGCAGTCCATTGACGCGGTTGTTGTACTCACCAATCTTATACACTGCCTCTTCCGCGCGGGAACGGGCGATGGCATCGACTGCCGCATTCCCGGCCTCGAAGTCGAAATCATCCACCCCTTGCGCACGAAAGCGCTCCCGCACGTCAGCCTCTCTCGCGCGGAACCGCTCCTGCTTCGCGGCCACCCGCTCGGCAACCACCTCGGGGGAGAGCTTCGCGACATCCGCCTCCAGCTTTGCGATCCGCTTGCCACGGCTCAGGTTGAGCGCGTTGACTCGCTTATTTGCTTCAGTGGCAAGGTCGGCAAGCAGCTCCCGCAGGATCACCTTATCTTCATCAATTCCCTTGTAGTATTCATACTGGTCGGCGTACTCCTGTATCTGCTTCACCAACTCCTCCATCCGGTCTTCCTTGCGGATGACGTAGTCAGTGAAGCCCTCCATGTCTCCATCTTTGGCGAACTGCTCGATCCGCGCATCGTGTCGGGCAAGTGCATCCTCTGCATTCACCCAGCGCATGGCATACGCATTCACTTCCTTGAGCAGGCGCCCGTCGGAAAGCTTCGCCATATCCCGTTCGAGCTTCCGCCCGCGCGCCAGTACACTGTCGAGCGACGTCAACGCTGCAATTTCGGTTCGCGCAATGCGGTCAACCTTTGCTGCCCGTTTCGCCTCGTAGGCAATAAACGATCGATTAAGGTTTCGGAGTCGCCGGCGAAGTCCGCGCTTCTCAGCAGCACGCGGACCCACCGCTTTCTCCCCCGCCTCAAGCTCCTTTTTAATTTCCTCCAATCTTGCTTTGTCAGCTTCACGTTGTGCGCGCGGCTGCGGACCACGCGTACGCTCCCGGATTTCTCGCCGCTCCCTTCGGAGGGCAGTGAGTGCAGCTTCTTCATCGCTCTCTCCAAGTTCATCGAGTCGAGCCTTGAACGCCTCATATCGCTCTTCGATGTCGTAGGATGAAGCGTTCGCGTCCTGGATATATTCATCCAGGAGTTTCTTCTGTGCGCGGAGCCGATCACTCGACTTCGCGACTTCGTCGGAGAGGATCTTTTTGAAGTGGGCAGTCAGCTTCTGGACGAAGACCTCTGGGTTCGCGTCAATCTTGTTCGTGTCGTACATGCGGGCGAGGTAGGAGGCGTCGTCAAAGAGGTCGCCCTCCTCAAAGAGGCCAGTCGCCTTCGCCTCTTCCAAGATCGGGTCGTAGAGTCTCCGAGCGAACGGAGCGTTCGCGGCTTCCGCAACTTCCCCTACCGGATCGGAGGTCCCCGTGTGAACATGGCGCGGGAGACTTCCGTGTTGAACTCCTCCCGCGTCAGCTTCTTGCCGGTGAAGCGGAAGGTGGAGCGCAGGGTGGCGCGCGTGGAGGCGAGAGGCGGGCGGACCGCTCCTTCATACATATACTTCGTGTAGTACTCGTCCTGCACCTGCACCAGCTTCGCGATGAACGCATCGTAAAGGCCGATGTTGGCTTCGACCGTGCCGCCGACCCTGGCCGGAATGAAGTTCTCATTTCCCGTCAGGCGAAGTCCCGCAGTCGAGAGGGTGGACATCATCCGACGGAGGGTGGGGTACTCGTTCTGCGCGATGGTCTGGACGACGGGGGAGATGTACTTCCCGAGCCAGGAGATGTCGCGGCCAAGGGGTCCGGCGGAAAGGCCACCCGGATCGAGGTTGGGGACTGCGGCTGCACCGGCAGACTGTGCCGATGGCGCGCGGATGAGGGGGCCGGCCTGTTGCACAACGCTGCTCAACTTTGCCGGAGCAAATGCCCCATCAACTTTTTCTGCCCCGTCAAGATACTCGATGGTTGCGGGAATTGACTCGCGCTTACTCCGAACTGCTTCAACCAGACGAGTGTTGCCATCAACGATACGGACCTGCCCGTCAGGGCGTACTTCAATCTTAATTGGTTCTGGCGTATACCCGCGAGTAGTGATACTCTCTTCCAGCTTTGGCAGCTTGCTGGCGACAGCCTGAAACGCAGCATCGTCCATGCCGGCTCTAAGCGTGCTGATCGCATCAACGCGGAGCTGAATTGGCTCAGCGAAGTAACTGGTAACTGGGCGCGCACCAGACTGCAGCCGCGTTATGTCATCCACAATGCGCAGTTGCGGCAACAGTGGCGGCGGAACCTCTGCCGCTTGCGGCGCAGCTTCGGGTATGGCTCTTGTCCCGCGTACACGGGCCATATCATTCTCGAATGCCCGTTCTACATCCCCGAACACCTGCCCGATGGCCTGCGGCAAGCGGAGTGCCTGCGCCGCCCCACCGAGCAGTCCACCGAGGATCGTGCCAGCGGCAAGGCTTTCAAACGCCTCCCGCGCCGTGCGAGTCTCCTGACTCATCTGGAGGGGAATTTCCGCCAAGCCTGCGCCCAGCGTGCCCAGTCCCGCAGCCGCCGCAATCCCGCGCATTCCGCGGAGCGGCGTAAGCCCCGGCAGCAACATCGTCGGCGACGCCAGTCCTGCAGCCAGGGTGGCCGGGATGGAGACCCATGGGCTGTAGCTTCCAAGCACCTCCCGCGCCTTGTTCTCCTTCTCGATCTTCGCTGCGATATACTGCCAGTGTTCCTCCGACTGCGCGCCGACAAAGCTGTCCCGATTGTTCTCCCAATAGGGGCTTTCCTTCGTCCGCTTGAACGCATCAAACGCTGGGTCTTCGTCGAAGGTGGGCGCGGTCAGCACATCCCACCACGCATTGACGTCATTCTCCAGCCCGAAGGCCGCATCCAGCGCCGGCCGAAGTTGGAAGGGCGCAGTTGCCTCGGGCTTGGGCCCCGGCACCAGTGCACCAAAGCCTGGCTGTGTCACATGCTTACGAATGGGCATCTCATTCCACCGGGGCTGGGCGGCTCATCCAGTCAAGATGAGTGCCGAGTTCACGCAGTTCTTGGCGGTACCGCGCAGTACCTTCCTGCTTCTCTTCCTCAATGACCTGGCGGTAGGACTCCTCCAGTTCCGCTGGGATCGGGCCGCGCAGGCGGTCGTAGGACATCTTCGCGGTGAACGGGATTTGGCTGCCGAATACGTCGAGGTACTTCTTCTTGATGAACTCGCGGTCGGCGATACGCTGCTCCTTGCGCCAGGAGGCATCGGCCTCTGCCAGGGTCTCCTTGTCCACCACGAAGTCCATCCGAATGGGATCGCCATCCGCATCCCGAGCTTCGCGGACCACGCCACGAGAGTCAGTGTAGAAGACACGGTAGGATGGGCGCACGTCGCCCGACTGCTGCCGCTTCGCGATCTCCTTCTCCGTGATCTCGTCCGCAAGCAATTCGAAGCGAGTCCCACGCGGCAAGGCCAACTCCCGCTCCACCGCTCGATCAATCCACTTGTAGTCCCCGTTGAACGGCTTATACCCTGCCACCTCGGGCGGAAACTTTGAGATCCGGGCTCCGCCGCCGATGTTGCTGAGCGCCCACACGCGCGAGATCCGCTTCTCGGCGAGGGCCTTCGCCTCATCAGCATTCCCGTCCGTTTCCACGAAGGCATCTTCGAAGAGGGTGCGAAATTCCCGCTCGAGTCGCGTCTTCCCGCCTGAAGTGAGCGGCACCTCCGCCGACTGCCACGGGATCACACTTTCGTAGATTGGCTGAATGTCTTCGACTGTCAGCTCCTTCGCCGCTTCTTTTGCATCCGCGCGAAGCAAGCTCTGAGCCTGACGAGCCGCCTGATCCGTACCCCGGTTCTGTATTTTGGCAACGAGTTCCTCTGGTCCTGCATAGTTGCGGCGAAGTTCCCAGTGGTCAAGCTTCTTCTGCAGCTCCTCCGGGAAGTCATTTCCGAAGACCTCTGGGGCGGTTTCCCGCATCTGGCGGAGTGCCTCGAATGCATACGCCGCTCGTGCCGCATTCGCATCCCGCGTCATTGCGGTCAGCATGTTCGCCTGATCGGGAGCGACCATCTGCATCTTGGCGTAGCGCGGGAGCAGGGTCTCCGATACATAGGCCTGATCGGTGGCCTCGAGTGCAGCCCTGCCTGAGTCGCCAAAGAGTGCATTTGCCCGCTTCTTGTCCTCATCATCCTGCGGCACCCAGACCCCACCTTGGGTCAGCTTGCTTTCGCCCTCCCGATACCAGCGCTGCTTCCCGAGGCGGTCATCGAGTATCTTATACGCCTTCGAGATATCATCGTAGTCGCGGAGGATGCCCTCTTCCCGCATAGACTCGATATCCGAGAGGCCCTGCTTCCCGTCAAAGAGACCGACGTAGAGGGAGTTGAGCCGCTGCTCCTCCATCTTCCGCTGCTGATCGAGGAGGGCGTTGTATTCCGCATCCGCCGCTGCCCGGCCATCAGCCTCCAGCGCCATCCGCGTATCAAAGGCCAGGTTCCCGAAGCGGGGATCGTTCTGCACTGCGGAGATGTCTGCGTAGACGCCAGACCCTTCCTCGAAGGCTTGCTGGAACTCCTCGTCCGACATCCCCTTCACGCCTTCCCACTGCGTGCCGAGGGCGGCCTTGATCTCGCCCCACTTGCCAGCTGCTATCGCAGCCGTCAGGGACTCCCGCCGCCCAGTCGCATCGGCGTAGGTCTTCTGCGCCCAATACCACCCAGCGGCATCCTGCGACTCGGGGGAGAAGTCCCGCACTCCGGCGCCAGCGGCTGCCGCATCCCAAGTCGAGCCGATGAATTGGTACTTGCCGGCGGCGGTGGACTGCTGGCCTGCATGCGGACCGCTGGTGATTGTAGCGCCAGTCCGCGGGTGATCGACGAAGGACTCGATCCGAGAGCCGGCCCCACCGTCGTAGCGGATGTCGTACTTTCCACCTGACTCCCGCTTCGCAATAGCATTGAGAATGCCACCCGCTGCCGGGGGCAGGTCCTTGTTAGCAATCCCGCTCGGCGAGGTCAGCTGTCGCTTGCGCGCATTCTTGACTTCCGCGCGGTAGGTGATGGCCTCAAGCGCGCTCTGTGCAATCCGCTTCTGGCGTTCCTTTTCAATCTCCGTCAGGCCCGAGGCGTCGATCGTTTCGAGGATGAACTGCCGTTCTTCTTCGAGTGAGTCCGGCGCCTGCGCAAGCTTCACCTGCGCCTGCGTGAGCTTCTCGTTGATCTTGTTTGAGAAGAACAAGTTCTGCTGCTCGAAGTCCCACTTGAAGGCGTCGAAGATTACGCCCTGCTTGATGCCAGCAGCGCGGTATTCGAATTCATTCTGCAGTTCCGGCGGGACGTTGTTGAGGAAGGCGCTCTGCGCGTTTGTGTAGACTGACTCCGCCTGCTCGAGGAAGTTCGCCGCATTTTCCGGCGTGTCCTGCTTGAGGCGCTCGATCTCCAGCTTCGCGGAAGTTTCAAACTCCGTAAAATCAATGAGAGTATCAAAGCGGGAGTTCTCCTTCCGCCGATCCTGCGAGACGTCCATGGCTTGCGCGAAGCCGCCCAGGGCCGTGCCGAGAGCAGCGCCAAACATATTCGGGTTGTACTGCACATCGAAGCCGCGCAGGCCCTGTGCACTTGGCCGAGTCTGCCCGGCGTATGCGTGTGCAATCTTGACCATTAGCGGAGAACTCCCGGACGGCTGCTCGGCACCGGAGCGTAGTAATTCCGCTTTGCGGTGGGCTTGGCATTGGTGATGACGGAGCCTGCTTCGAGGAAGCTCCCGAGCAGGCCGAAGGCGCCGGCACTTCGTTCCGCTCCCGCCTGGGTCCGCTGAGAGGAGGCCGCGGCCTGATAGTTGTATCGCTCGAGATCGCCCGCCTGCCGAATATTCAAAGCGTCAAGGCGGCCGAGTTCCCGCGCCGCAACGCGAGTGTACTTTGGCGAGCCGGAGCCAACGGAGACGCCGGAGGCTGCCTGCCCTGCCAGCTGCTCCCCAATCATCCCGCGAGTCATTGCATCCTGCGCTTCCTGCTCCACCTGGCTGCGGCGGACTGCGCGGACTGCGTTCTCCTCGTTGATGTCAGCGTTCATCTGCATGACGGCAGCATTTGCGGCCGAGGCCTGAAATGTGGCAAAGCCGCCGATCAGGGCAGCGCCAGCTTGCAGCAGCGTCGGAAGGGTCAGTGCGGCCATTTGTACACCCAATGCTCGTCATTAAGTTCTGTGCGCATGAAGCCGAGCCACTCTGCGAAGCGGGCATTCCTGGCCTCACCGCGATCTATCAGCAGCGCTGTGTTCGGCGTCCGTGCCAGCACAACGTGCGTCAGCTTTCGAAGTCCAAGCGCATCCCGCGGACGGAGGGAGGGATAGGGGATGAGCCAGAGGACTGCCGCGCGAAGGATGGCCGAGGGGAAGTAGAGGCCAGCCACTGCAACAAGCCGGCCGGAGTCGGCTTGGATCAGCCAGATGTATTCCGAAAGATCAGCAAGCCGAGTATCTGCCGCAGGCAGCCCCGCGGGCGCATCAGCAAGCCGCTCAAGTTCAGTCCACATCATCGCCGACCTCCAGGTCCACAACAAGGCCAGTGATCTGCGTCGGCACCGCGCCATTCGCCTTGATGAAGATTTGGACTGACTCTTCCCAGTCCGAGGAGATCGGCACGTACTCATGATCCGAGCGCAGGCGCGTGGCCTCGGTCAGGTTTTCGTGGAAGTAGTGTTCGATGGGGTAGAGGTCATCCGCCTGCGTGCCGACTTCGATCCCCTTCGAGTTGACAAAGCGGAGCCCAACCCCCTTCACATTCTTGCGGGAGTCCTCGATGATGGTGCCATCGGCTGCGAAGGGGAGGGTGGTGGCAACGCAGTCGTAGCTGAAGCCAACGTAGCCAAATGCCAGGGCTTCGGGGAAGGTGACAGTGCCATCGGCGTCCACCTCGATGTCGAAGAAGGTCTTACCATCGCCGAAGGCGGCAACAGTCGAGGGCCGCATGTTCAGGGGCAGCTGGATGCTGTCCTGCAGTTCAACCAACCGCCACAAGCTGGCCGGAATGCGGCGGTAGAGTGTGGAGTAGGGGACAGCAAGTTCCACAAACGGGTCGATGATCTCGACGTCGACCTCGGTGCCTGAGACATAGGCGGTGATAAGGGCCTTCCCGCTCTGGTACTGGATGTACTTGTCCACGTCACCTGCGGTGAAGACCGAGCTGCTCGCGACAAAGGTGCCCGTTTTGAACTCCGCAGTCTCATCATCGATTGTGAGACTGAGGGTTGCGGCGGGCATACTCCCCGTGCCAAATTGCACAGCGCAGTCCACGCCGCAGTGGTCGGAGTTGACCGACTTCGCACGATCCGCAAAGTGCTCCATAGTATAGACCCAGCGCCCACTGAGGTAGCGCTCCACCACACAGTACGTCACCTCCCGCGCCGACTCTGGGACAGTGATATTCGCGAGGATGTTCCCAGCGGTATCGTGCCGGGACCAGGCGAAGACTTCCTGCTCCTGCGAGATGGTTGCGGTAAGGATACCGCCATCATTTCGAGTGGCCCAAACAACGCGGTAGGGCCGTGCCTCGAAGGACCATGAGACCAAGTCATTCCAGCCAGCAAAGAGATCGCGCGCGAGGACCGAGATGTCCTGGCCGCCATACTGCTGGGAATAGTGGTTGTATTGAAGCAGGCGAATGACCCGGTTCTGCACCTCAGCATAGAGGATGTCCGAGTCGATCTTGAGCGGCCGCAGATCGCTCGAGCCAATCGTGGTCATGATCAGCGCATCGATGTCGGAGGGAGTGATGGGCGCGGCCTGACTGCCCGCCAACTGCCACACGCCGAGATTGCTGAAGGCCAGCAGGCCGGCGCGCGTGCTCACGAGATGCTTGATGATGCCGAGGGTCTCGAATGAAAGTTCATACTCATACGAGTCGTTGTCCGCCAGAATGCGGGAGCGGGTGAAGTTGGAGTAGAGGCCAATCTGCGAGCCGAACACAGTCAAGGGCTCGTTTTGGGAGGAGGCGAAGACCTTCCGCTGCTGGTGGGTAGTAGAGGTGCGGGGGTAGTTCCCTGTCTCCGGCGAGAGCTCGAAGTCAAACGTGGCACCGCTGCCGCCCGAGGTGGCGATGGTCGCCACTGGCGTTTCGTAATTCTTACCGCCGTTGATGAGCTGGATGCCGACGACCTTCCCTGCCTCGTCCACGAGGAGGTTGCCTGTGGCGCCCGAGCCCGAGCCAGTCCCGTCTGTGAAGGCAACTGTGTCCGTCCGCGCGTAGCCAGAACCCTTGGTGAGAAGTTCCACGCTCAGGATCGTACCGTTTGAGAATGGGTTGTTTTGGGTGGGCGGCGCCTGCGTGAAGTCAGGAATGATGTTCCGGTCGTGGAAGTTCGTCGCGACAGTACGGCCGACAAAGCCAACCTGCGCCGCCATGGTGATGTTGGCTTCCTCGGCGATGGAGGAGCGGTAGACGTTGTAGTAGACTGCGCCTGCCGTTGCGTCCCAGCCAACCGTAACCCAGCCGGCCGTCGTGTCGTAGGCGGGAAGGTCTTCCAGTCGGACGTATGTGGGCAGGCTTTCCTCCCCCGTGGTGCCAACGGCAGTCACAGCAAAGATCACACCGCCATTGCTGGTGCCGGACTTCGCAGTCAGGCTAAGGCCCGTCGGCGTTGCCACGCTAATGTCGAGGAGTTTCTCCGTCAGCGTCCACGTACCGTCCGCCTCGCGCTCGAGCTGCATGGTGGGGTAGTCGATGTGGGAGATGTCAACGACGTCCCGGCTCTGGTCGAAGTAGAGGGAGGGGAGATCGGCGGCAGCATAGTCTGATGCGAGGGAATAGACGCGGTAGGCGGAGACTGCCGCAGTGGCCGCATCCGCCCAATCGTCCAGATTGTCAGTCAGCCAAAGTGGGGTGCAGCGGAACGTATTTGCGCCCGGCACCGCGCTCACTCGGACAGTCTGGCCAACCAGTGCCTCCGGCACATCCGCACCGTAGAACTCGATGAAGTCGCCAACAGCGTAGCCGTGGGAGGTGGAGGTGAATTCGGTGTAGCTTGCATTCGTCGCAATCGCTGTCACCGACTTCGGGTCTTCCAGCAAAAGGCGGCCCTGCTGGAGGAAGTAGATCTTCTCCTCAACGAAGAGGAGCTGGAAGGTATTCGCGTCTTCTTCTGCGAAGACGAAGGGGATCAGTCGGAAGGGGGCGTCTATCGCAAAAGGGAGCACCGTGTCGAACATGAGCCCGCCGCGCGAGACCAGCATTCCGCTGAAGTCGATGAGGTAGTTCTTGCAGTCAGCAAGCCCCCACCCGTACTTCTGGAGAATGGTCTGCGACCAGAGGGTGTTCGAGACGATGCCCGCTGTGAAGCCGTACTGGATGAGCCTATTTGACATTGGCGCTCTCACCGACAGCGATCAGGGAGCCAAGCGGGTAGACATAGCGGGCCACGTCCGGCCGGCCAGCATACCCGCGCGCGGAGTGCCAACTTGCCACGGCGCTGACTGGCGCGTAGTGCATGGCGAGGCTGCGGGCCTGCGCCCGAGTGATCATCTCGTTGGCCTGCTTCTCGAGCGAGGCGGAAAGGCTGCGCTTCCCGGTGAGGGTCTGCGCGGTATACGCGCCCAGCGCAATGGCCATGAGGAGGAAGAGTTCCGGCTCCCACAGACTTTCATTCGTCTGGTCGAATGTGTAGGTGAGGATGGCCTGGGGCTCGTGCGCGTGGATGGCACGACTGTCGCCGATCATCTCCATGTCGAAGTGACCGTAGGTCGACAGGTGGCGGGGATGGAGCAAGTCCGACGGGGCGAGGTAGGCATACTTCGCGCCAGGCTTCGGCGCACCGGCCGCCCAGGCCACCCCATTATCGCGCTCCGCAATCGGGGAGAGGCTGGCGGTCTTCTTCGCCGAAGGCCAGTGGGAGGACTGGAGGACGACCGCCCTCACACTCGGGAGCCAAAGGCCGAAGACGTCAGTGAAACGGGAGGCTTGGGAGGTGGAAACGAGTTTCCCCCGCGCCCCAACTGCCTGCGCTGCGAGATTGTACAGTTCAGTAGTTGTTTGGGCCACGGGGGAACTCCAGTCTTAGAGGTCGAGCTTGACCTGGTTCGGATCAGAGAAGTCGGTCGCCTTCGCAGACACCGGCCCCTCCACGTCCTTGCCGCCATAGTCGGCCTCGAGCACGACAGCCGTCTTCGGCAGCACGATGCCAGCGGGCACCTCGACGCCGAACCTGCGCGGCTCGTAGGTCACTCCATTCCCGGCACGGAACTTGACCTTGAACTTGACCAGTGCCGGCCAGGGCAACGGCTGCCCTGGCACATAGGTGGTGGACTTCTTGCTCATGGCTCAGCCCCTCACTGCGCGTGGTTCGGGTAGATCTTCCGAACCGGCGGGTGGAAGGTGAGGAAGGCAGTCACCGAGCCGGCCGTGAGGGCAGCGGTGCCCACATTGCCGAGCAGCCCCAGGTACCGTTCGTAGGGCCAGCCGTCGACCTCGAGCGGAAGCTTGGTGGCCATCAGCTGCTTGCCGGCAGTGAGGGCGGCCAGTGCGAAACTCGGCGAGGTCAGGTGGACTGTTGCCGAAGCGTCCGTTGCGATCGCGGCCTGGGCGTCGGATGCCAGTTCCAGCTGCAGCGTGGCGGAGCCGCCCGAGGTCGCTGCGACGGAGAGGAGGACATAGAGCCAGATGTCGCTGACTCCGATATCCCTGGCATTGCCCAGGTCGATGACGTCGCCGATGAGACGGCGCCCGGTGCTGCCACCGATTGCCGTGTCTTCCGCGAAGGTAGTGCGCTTGTCGAAAAGCATCTCTGCGTCCTCCTTAGCTGAACGAGATTGCGGCTTCGTCGCCGGACAGTGCGTCGCAGCGGCGGACGGGGACAGTGTCGAACATCATGACCTTCTTGCCGGCCACTTCGCTCATCGACAGAGTGGAACTCTTCACAAAGTTCACCATCTGCCGGCGCAGCACGCTGCGCACCACACGCGGGACGTAGAAGGCCGGGCGGACGCCGTCGAGGGACTCGATGAGTTCCAGTGCCTGGGTCATCAGGTCGATCAGGTCGGCGCCGGCCGAGGCATCCTTCGTGAGGGCCGACTTGTCGATGTTGGCGATGCGGACTGCATAGCGCCAGTCCTTCACCGCCAGACCCGCGTGCTGCGAGTAGTGGGTGACGTAGGCCTCCATCTTGCCAGTGTAGACGCCCGAAGCGTCGAACACGTCGACAGTCTGCTTGCCCTTGTCCTCGTGCTGCACACCGGCGGGCATCCCCTTCGGGATGATACCGCAGATGGTCTCCGGCGACCAGCCGATGAGCCAGATCGAAGCGTTGTCGGAGCTGGAGCCCCCCGCGTTGATCATGTTTTCGCCGGACTCGGCCGAGGGGTCAGCGAACCACGGCGACAGGCCGGTGAACTTGGCCGGGGTCGTGCGCTCGTTTCCGTAGAAGATGGTATCGGCGAGTTCATTCGCGATACCCTGCAGATGCGGCCGATCCTCGGAGAGGCGGAACTCCGCAGTGTTGCCGTTCAGGTCCGCTTCGACGCAGTCGATCTCGGAGTAGGCGTCCATCATGCCAGTGGTGAACGTGATATCAGCCGTGGTCGAACGGGTAGGCATGACGCCCTGGTAGAGCCGGCGCCAGGTCGGGGTCGGAATGCCAGTGCGAAGCTTCGTCTTGTGGCCCGTGGGGAGATTGCCCTCGATGAACGTCATGTCCTGGAGGATCTCGTTCTGCTCCGCGAGCATTTCGATGATGGTAGGAATCTTGCCGTCCGGGTCCATCCGCGTGGCCAGGTCCAGCAAGGTCGGGTTCGTGACAGGCAGGGTTGCCATCAGACTTTTCCTTGGTTGGGGTAGAGTTTCTGGGCTCGAGACACGCTCTCCGGGGACGTCGGTTCGCCGACCAGGGGCTTACCTTCTCCGGTGATCTTGCCAATTTTGACGAGGAACCGCGCGAACGATAGCTTGTTTCCTAGTCCACTCGCGACGATGTCCTGAGTCAGCTCTTCGTCGCCGAACTCAGAGAGCACCTTCGAGAATATTGCCTCCGAGGCGGGGAGGTTGGGTCCGCCGATCTCGGGGTCCGCTCGGATGGCGTCAGCAGACTTCTTCTGGTCCGCGATCCAGGCCTCAGCCTGCTTGGTCGTGTGGGCCTCCAACGCCTTGGCGTGAAGCTCCATGAGCTTGCTCGCGCGTTCATTCGCGGGCAGCTCGGAATTGTTGAGAAGGTCCAGCGCTCCGGTCAGCTGCGCATCATCGAACTCAACCCCTTCAGGTAGGGTCAGGGCTTCGCGAGTGAGTGGCTCTGGCGCGGCAGGGGCAGGGGCAGGGGCTTCGCCCTCCTTGGGGGCAGCGGGCGGCGCAGCGGGGTCTGCGGGCGCTGGCGCAGGCGCAGGCTCACCGCCAGTCACAACCGAGCCAGGGGCATCACCCCCTCCGCCACCAGCACCCTCACCCTCGTAGAGGGGCCGGAGGTAACGTTCAAGCATTCTCTTCATCGTAGTGCTCCCTTAACATTGCCAGGAATTGTTCGAAGTTTGCGCTGGTGAGCAGGTGCTCGACCATAAGGCCAGCATTCTGCATCCCCATTGCCTGCGCACTGGCATAAGGGTCGCCACTGACGAAGGGAGACTGGCGGATACCAGTCTGCGCCAGAAACCAGCGAAAGAAGTAACGGCCAGCCGGACTCACCAGCAGGTCACGGACCGCTAGAACGAGTCGGGGGTCGTACTTCAGTTCGGTATGGCTCGGGGTCTTCGTCATGCCTCTACCTTACACCAGCCGCATTCCGTTTGCAAGCGCCCATACCCTTAACTAAGGAGACGCTGTAGCGCGTTGGCTCCGCCGCCGACATCCGTCTCGGACAGCGTCCGGGCCGCATCAATGGCAGTGCCTGCTGTCGCCGTTGCCTCGACCGCCGCCAGCTGCTGCTCACGGGCCGCCCGACGTGCCGCCAGCTGTTGCTGATCCCGGAAGATCGTCGGGTTGGCGTTGATATCGTAGCCATACGTGTAGATCATCTCGTCGAAGTCCACGAGGTCGAGGACATTCGGCTCGACTGCGGAGACCTGGCCGATCATGGCGAGCAGGCGCTCCGTTGGGACAGTGTTGATCGCCCGCTGCGCTGTCGACAGGATCGAGATGTAGGTGATGTCGATGTCAGCGGAGCGCAGTTCGCGCGGCGGATCGGGGAAAAGGTCGGCCCGCTGGCAAAGGGCAAAGATGCGCTTGATGTCGGGGTCGAGGGACTCGTTTTCGAACCGCTCGAGGAAGTGGGCGAGGAGGACAAGCTTCTCCTCCCGGCGCGCGTCGATTTCGGTAGCGGATCGGATGGTGTCCAGCTGCGAGATCATCTTGAAGAGATCGTTGTGGAAGATCTCGCGGATGTTCTGCTTGATCTCCTGGATCTCCATCCGGAGTTCGCCGATGGGGATGTTGACTTGGTAGGCGGGCTTGCCTCCGACCATGTTCGCGAGGTTGGGCACGAAGGCGTAGCCTCCGGGCATGGTGGAAAGGGGCTGGCCCTGGAGGGAGGAGTCGAAAAGCATGGGCGGGTCGACCATCTTTTCGAGGCCAACGCCCTTCTTCAGGATGAGCTGAATCAGCTCGCGCATGTCAGCGAGGGCATCCATGCCAGGGGCATTGCCGTACTCGAGCTCGGCCGACCAGCGCGGGAAGGTAGCGGGCTGCTCCCAGTAGCCGGTGATCCGCATCACCTCGCCCTCGGGGGCGCCTTCGGCCCAATACAGCTCCCGCCACGTGAAGCGGTCAGCGGGGTGGCCCAAGGGCTCGCCCGCATTCAGTTCGCAGATGTGGTAGAGGGAGTACTTCGTCCCGCGGGAGGCTGGGTTCTTGTACTGGAGTTGCCACGCCTGGGGGAGGTTGGCTTCGCCGAACTCGCGCACCGCCTGTTCGAGGGTGATCTGGAAGTAGCGGCCGTACCGCGTCAGCCTGCCCATGAAGTCGTACTCGACGTAGAACTCGCCGATGTTGAAACGCTGGCAGCGGAAAACGTCTTGGGTGTCCTCGAAGACCTGCGTCCCGCTGATGTTCATCAGGCCGAGGTCGAAGTAGGACATCGCCTTCGTGTTGTAGTAGTTCGTGCGCGCCATGACGTTGGCCATGATGGCGGTGCACNCGTAGAGCCAACGGCGGGCGGCGATGGAAAGGCGCTTGGAGTCGATGCCGACGCCAAGGCTGAACCACGGGCGAGTGGGGGAGGTGATCCCGTTCATCAGGCCAGCGGACTGCGTGCGCAGCGCAATCAGTCCCTCGGAGGTGACGTAGAAGGGATTGAGCTGCAGGCGCTCCTGCTTCTGCTGGTTGAGAAGCCAGGGGTGGGTGTAGGGGTAGGTAGGTCGCCGCCAGCTCCCTCCAGATCGGCCACATCGGCCGCCTCTTCTCCATCATGGAGTTGAAGGCGGACTTGAGAGCCTTATGCTTCTCAACCCGAATTTTCATGTCAGCCTCGCGTGCCGCCAGTGGTGACAGTGCGGCCCGTCTGCGCCCGCTTCTGCATCATGCCGGTCAGGTTGTTGGTGATGAGGGAGTCGCCCATCTTCGGGCCGGACATCCCTGCAGTAATCACGCTGGTATCCGCGCGAGTGGGAGTGTAGGCGGCCGGGGTGGGCTTCTGCGGCTTCGGGATCATTGGTAGGTTCTCCGGACCTGAGCGTAGGGGTTGTAGTTGAGGGAAGTGATGACCTGCGCTTGTGGCAGGAAGATGGATTGGTGGAGAGTTGGCAGGGCGAAGGTGCAGGCAAGGGCGTCTGCGATGTCGGGGCTCCGCCCCTCGCGCCGCTTGATCTCATCCTTCGGCTCGAGCTGGATTTGGTCCTTTGCATTCAGATAGAATTGAGTGGTGGTGAGGTCATCAACGATGGAGTAGTCTTTGTCGATGATGAAGTTCTGGAGCGCCGCACCGCGCAGCCACTCCCGCATTTCGCCCCAAATCTCGGCCCGCTTGTTGAAGTAGCTGGCCTTCCGGCCGGAGAGGTTGTCCGCCTTGCCGGAGAAGACCACTTCGTGGACGGGGAAGCGAAGCTCCCGCAGGCGGTCAACAATGCCCGCGCCAATGCCAGTGGCGTCGACGTAGATCATGCTGGCACGATACTGGCCGTACAGCTCCGCCACCTTCGCGACCACCTGCATAGTGTCGTGGCCCTGCAGGCGGACGATCGGGCGGGAGCGGGCATCGCGTCCCTGCCGTGGAAAGATGACAGTGGAGTCGTCGCCAAAGCGCGCGGGGTCCACCCCGAGGACAACCTGCTCCATCGGAGCGGCGCCAAGGTCGCGGCCGATTGCCGACATCACATCCTCGCGGGAGATGAAGGAGGAGACGTCGTGCTTGGGGAACTCGCCAAGGACTCGGACTCGGACGAAGTCGTGGTCGATGCCGTAGTCCTCGATCCACTGCTCGATGAGTTCCTTGTTGGTGATGGAGGAGGTGCGGCCGTCGACTGTGATCTGGTGCCAGCGTCCGGCAAAGCGGCCATCCCCGAAACACTCACGGAAGCGGCCAGTGTTCTTCGTGGGGTTGCCGAAGACGATGAAGATGATCTGGGTGTCGCGGTCAGTCATGGCGCCCTCGGCCACCTCCCAGACAATGTCGGGAATGCCGGAGGCCTCGTCCATGATGAGAATAATGCGCTTGCCCTTGTTGTGCAGGCCAGCGAAGGCCTCAGTGTTGCGCTCGCTCCAGGGCGCCATATCGAAGCGCCACTCCGAGCGCTGATCGGGGTCGGAGCTGAACAACGAAGTGGCCTTGAGTTTGAAGAGGTCCCGCGTGAGCGATAGGCGCCGCCACTTGGCCAGCTCGACCCAGGTCTTGGTCCGGAGCTGGCGTTCAGTGTTGGCGGTGACAACCCCCTTCGTTCCCTCAAACGTGGACATCCCCCAGTCGATCAGCATGGAAGATCCGGCAGACTTCCCCACACCGTGGCCCGAGCGGACTGCAATGCGGATGATCTTCTGCCCCGAGCAAAGCTCGTCCCTGATGATGGAGAAGAGCTGGCGCTGCCAAAAGTCAGGCCCGGAGTAGTCTTCGAGCTCCCCCGGCTCGCCCCAGGGGTACGCCCAATAAGCGTACCGCAAGGGGTCGTTGGACGCAGGCCGCCAGTTCCTGAATAAAGGACGTCGTCCATTAACTTTGTAACCACTCGATTATTGCGTCGTTTTGTGNNTGTGGTTGCCATGTCATATCCTTTCGAGCAGATGAGCCGGTCAATAGTGGCGAGGGTGGTGGGTTAGTCCGCGTCGGTACGCTTCTTGTAGCCGAACACGCCGACGTTCTCGTC